AATAAATTTGCAGGAGCAACGCTAAAAAAGGAATGGACTAATATCTGCGCATGGGAAGCCAAAAGCCAATGTAAACAGCAATTTGATAAAGTTTTTATAACTTATCATTGGTATTGCAAAAACAAACGTAAGGACTTAGACAACATCTGTTATGCCAAAAAATTCTGTAATGATGGACTGGTGAACGCAGGAATATTGCTAAATGACGGTTGGAATAATGTCACAGGGTTTTTAGACAAGTTTTACATAGACAAAGACAATCCGAGAGTTGAAGTCGAGATAGAAGAAAGGAGCTAAAAAAATGATGGATAAAATCGGAGTATATCAAATTGAAATAAATAATAAAAAATATACATACGAAATAAAATATTTCTACACAAATAACAAGCTTGAAGAAAAAAAGGCAAAGGCACTTTTGAATTAAATTTTAAAATCGGGAAAAAATTAAAAAATCTTTTCAAGGCACAAAACATTATAGCTGAAAAGGAAAATGCAATGGGCGTGTTTATACTTTATCACGATTTGATTAAGAAAAAGAGGGTTATATGAAAAAATACTTTTTAACCATATTATCAATCGCACTAATAGCAAGTTTCGTCATAACCTCACGAGAAACGCAAAAACTGACTTCTCTTGTCATTTTACAGCAAGAAACGATAAGTTACACCACCGAACGCATGAACGACTTAAAAGCGAAAATAGACGCATTAGAACAGACACTTGGAGAGGATATAGGGCAGATAAGAATTGCGAATGAATATTTAATGCAAGAAATTGAGAGGGGGAATGAGTAATGAAACACATTGTAAGTTATTCGGGAGGAAAAGACAGCACAGCTATGTTGTTGATGATGATAGAAAAGAATATGCCGATTGATGATATTGTTTTTGCGGATACAGGGCTTGAATTCCCTGAAATGTACCCTTATTTAGAAAAGGTCGAAAAATATATCGGTAGAGAAATAACAAGAATTAAGCCTCTACTTACGTATGAAGATTATTTTTATAGAAGATATAAAAGAGGTGGAAAAATAGGTAAAACATATGGTTTCCCTTGCATGAATGGTGCATGGTGTAATTCGCATTTAAAAGTATATCCATTGAGGAAATATGAAAAAACACTAGGAAAACATATTTCATATATTGGCTATGCAGCAGATGAGCCTAAAAGATACAAAAGATTAAAAGAATATCAGAAAGCACTATTGTACGAATGGGGTATAACGGAAAATCAGTGTTTAAAATATCTTGAAGAAAAAAATCTGTTGAATCCTTTATATAAAAAATTTAGGCGGTTAGGGTGTTGGTGCTGTCACAACCAGAGTAAATCAGATTTAAGAATATTGAGAAAAGATTACCCGGATTTATGGGAAAAATTATTGCAATATGATAAAGATAGCCCAGTAAAATTTAAGATAAACAAAACGGTGCATGATTTCAAAGAAGAGTTTGATATGGAAGATAAGCAAGCGACAATATTTGATTGAGGGGGAATGAGTAATTATGAACAACACGAATTTAGAAGTTCTAAAAGGATGGTTGTCTCCAGATGGTGAATTTATAGAGTGTAGCTTTATAGAGCATCTCCAAAGTGCGTATGAAATAGTAACAAATGTTTTTCCTAATAAGTACAAAAGGCTAAGAATAGACAGGCCTATTTGTGAGGAAGATTACATACTTGAAAGGGGATATATAAAGATAGGGGATTTGGGTGTTTTCTTCCCAATGGATAGTGATTTTGTTCCCTTGGGTATAACACCATTGCAGACGCGCTGGATTCTTAAAAATCTGGGAAAGTTCTCACCTTTACAAAAGGAGAATATTTTTGATGGGATTGTAAAAATTGAAGAAGCCAAAGAATTGAGAAGGGGGGAATGAGCAAATGATAGGTAAAGAAATTGGCAAACATTATTTAGTTTGTGATATTTGTGGAGATTACGAAGAATTTGATACTTGGGGTGAAGCAGTCGACTTTAAGAAAACCGAAGGTTGGGGAAGTAAAAAAACAAAACAAGGATGGATGGACTTGTGTCCAAATTGCAAGGAGGATAAAGAATAATGAGTAATTATGAACAAATAGTATCAATTGTTTCGATAAGTATAGCGACAATAGCGTTTTTATACTTTTTTTAAAACCCTAATAATTTAACAATCGTGTCATGATGTTTGCAGGGGGAGAGATCCCCCAGACACGAAGAAAGGAGAGAGTGATACATAATGACAGGTAAAGAAAAAATGATTGAATATTGCGAAAAAAAAGTCCAATTTTGGACAGAGCAAATTGAAAATGTAAAGCAAAACAAGAGAATTGAACACCATTGCCCTTACGAGATAGGTTTTAAAACAGATTGTATAGAAGTGACAGCAGAAGAATGCAAGAAAGTAGGAGCAATAAAAGCAATGGAGCAAAGTTGTGATAAGTGCTGGGGCAAAATTTATAAAAAAAGTTGTTAGGAGGGGTTTAAATGACTGATACAAAGAAAGCCATGTTTATTCTTAAAGGTAAACGGTATAATATCGAATTAATAAAATACCCAAAAGAAATTGAAGAACTTGCTGAATTTTATATAACCGATAAACCTTATACCCAAGAAGAATTTGAAGAGATTGAAAAAACAGAGGTATTAGAACTTGAAGAAATTACAGTAACAATGGTATATAAGGGTAATGAATTAATTTTTAAAACTATGGGAGGACAGGGCTATGTAAATGGTTGCATAAGAGATGGATATATGGGGAAATTATATTGAATAGAATAAAGAATAAAGAATTATACATTTTAATAATGCCAACGATAATATTATTTTTCGTATTCCTATATATCCCAATGGCAGGATTGATTGTTGGGTTTAGAAAATATGATGTAGTGTCAGGGTTATTTGGGAGTGAATGGGTTGGATTGAAGTATTTTAAACAGTTTTTCAACGATCCGTATTTTTTTAGAATTTTAAGAAACACAGTAGTCTTAAATTTTAACATGTTAATATTCACTTTTCCTGCACCTATTGTATTGGCATTATTCATAAACGAAATCAGGCAAAAAAAAGTAAAAAGATTATTCCAATCGGTTAGTTATCTACCGCATTTTATAGCGACAGTTGTAATTGTGGGATTGATGAAGGAGGTTTTATCAGGGCAAGGATTAGTTAACCAGATTTTAGAAGTGTTTGGGATTGAAAGACAATTGTTTTTCAACGATGTAAATTGGTTCAGACCGATGTATATTGGTTCGAGCATATGGGAAGGTACAGGGTGGGCGGCTATAATCTATTTGGCAGCATTGACAGGAATTAATCCGGAGTTATATGAATCTGCATCAATTGAAGGTGCGAACAGATGGCAGAAAATAAGATTTATAACAATACCCGGATTATTGCCAACAATAATTATCTTGCTAATTTTAAGATTTGGGAGTATAATGAGTGTAGGTATCGAGAAAGTCTTTTTAATGTACAATCCCGGAACGTATGAAACAGCAGATGTTATAACAACGTATGTATACAGACGAGGAATCCTCAATATGGATTACAGTTATGCAACAGCAGTCGGAATTTTCAACGCAGTTATCAACTTTTGCTTATTATTAACAGCAAATAAAATCAGCAAGAAAAGCGGGAATAATTTATGGTAAAAAAAGCGTTAAATTTTATAATAATATCAATGTTTTTTATAGTATTTTTATACCCATTTTTATATATTGTGAATATAGCAATATCAAGTTCACACGCTATAACAAACAACGAAGTTTATTTAATACCAAAAGGAATAAATTTTATAGCATTTAAAGTGGTTCTGCAAAGTAAAAGCATATTAAGCGGATATATCAATTCTATCGTTTATACAACAATCGGCACAGTATTGACATTAATCTTATGCACAAGCGCAGCGTATGTTTTATCAGTTAGGGAATTTAAGTTTAAAAAGTCAGTAATGGCGTTTTTCACAATTACAATGTTTTTAAATGGTGGTATCATACCAAGTTTTCTATTGATGAAGTATTTAGGATTAATTGATTCAATGTGGGCGGTTATAATCCCAGGTGCATTATCAGCATGGAATATAATTATATTTAAAACTAATTTTAAAAGCATACCGCAGGACATAATCGATAGCGCTAAAATAGATGGGGCTAATCATTACTGGATATATGGCAAGATAGTAATTCAGTTGAGTAAAGCAATAATTGCAACAATAGGATTATTTACAATCGTTGCATATTGGAATTCATTTTTCCCGGCATTATTATATTTAACTTCACAAGGCAAGCAACCATTAATGATTGTTTTAAGAAAGTTAATTGTAGTTGAAAATATGCGTGGTGAGTTTATGAATTTGATAGGTAAGGCGGTAACAGTAGATATGGACGAAATTGGATTTGCGAGGTCGGTTAAAATGGCAATAATAATAGTGTCAATATTCCCAATACTTTTAGTATATCCGTTTTTACAGAAGTATTTTACAAAAGGGGCATTAGTGGGTTCGATCAAGGAATAAATAAAGGAGGGGAATTATGGACACAGGATATGAAAAGTTATTTCATGCAATATTTAGACAGGCAGTAAAAGACAGCATAAAAGAAGTAAAAAGATGCTGAACGAAAGATTAGGTTTAGTCTTTTCAAAGAAAGGTGTTGAGGAAATTATTTTAAAGTATAATGATGAAATTGCGTTAAAAGTAAAGAGAGTTGTTTTTGAGGAGGCAGACGATTATCCAAATGTAAGAGGGATAATTACTTACAGAAAATTGAAAGCGATCAATGGTAGTATTGCGAAGAAAGCAATAATGGAATATGCAGGACTATAAAGGAGATGGAATATGAAAAAGGTAATATGTATTTTAATGGTGTTTTGTTTAATAGGAGCGTTTGGGTGTGCTAAAGAAGTTGAACTAACTGAAAGTAATGAAGTTAAAAAAGTAGAGTGGATGATGAGGGACAATGGTGGCAATTATGATACTGAATTAAAAATATTCAAGTGGATGAACGAAGTAGCAGGAATTGAAATTGTACCGGTTATGATACCGCCTGATGTTTACATGGAAAAGTTATCAATTATGGTCGCAGGAGGTAGCCTGCCAGATATAATCAATGTTGGTAATCAGGATATATTTATAGAATCATTAACACCTGATTTTAACTTAATTCAAGAAATTGGAGCAAAAGGGTTATTAGTGTCAATGACAGATAACCTTGATAAACTACCTCATTACAAAGCGTGGATGGATAAGTTCCCTTCATTTTTAGGAGGCATAACAGCTTCCGATGGTGATGTTTATATTGCTTCAACAATAAGAAACTATAGCCCTACATCAAGTTTGGGCGGTGTAATCAGGTCAGATTTATCAGGCACAACAGAATTTGAGACATTTGATGATTTGCTTGCGACATTAACAGAAATGCGAAGTAAGACAGATAAGCCAATTTGGACTAATAGAAATGGCATTTTAGATTTAAACTTATTTTCTTATAGTTTTGGTACAGCGTTAATTGAATATCCTTATTACGATCAATACGCTAAAAAGTTTATTAACCCAATTGCAACACAGAATTATAAAGATGCGATTATATTCTTTAAAACATTAGTTGAACAAGATATATTAACGCCAGAATGGGCGAGTTATCTAGAGCCACAATGGTATACAGATGCAGGCGCAGGAGATACTCAATTTTGGGTTGACAACATGATGAATGCCCCTACACATATGAATGCTATGAAAGTCAACGGAATTACAGGAAGGTTTGAAGCTTTTGTTCCTCCGAAGTACAATGATAAGTTTTATGGATGGGCAGGCAAGTCAAGATTTAGCACAACAGGAAGTGCAATTAATGCAAAGAGTGAATCAATAGATGAAATTCTTATGTTATTCGATTGGCTTTATGATTTAACTAATCATGATAAATTATATTGGGGTGAACTAGGAGTAACATATAAACTGAACGCATCAGGAACGCCTATTATAATTCGTGATGGTGCAAGCAAAGACGAAGCATATCAGAAACTTGTGTCAGAAGTTTACGGAACTGGCGAAAATTCAAACTGGGTGAAAGTGTTCACAGATGCCGAATATTATAATGACAAGTGGTATGAATCAGAAAGAAAATGGTATCCGTACGGAAAAGTTTACGGTGATAATGTATACACTTATTCTATACCATCTGTAAGTATTGATGAAGCTAAAGCAGAAAAGATAAAAGAAATTAAAGCACCATTGAACACATACATTCAAGAAAACGTTACTAATTTTATTAACGGTAAAAAATCTATGAATGAATATGATGATTTTGTTGCTAAAGTTGAGAGTATGGGAATTAACGAAGTAGTAGAAATCTACAACAAGTAGGTTATATGGACTTTGGCGAGTTACCCTTTCGGCTTGCCTTAGTCCAATCTTGAAAGGTGAGTTATGGAGATCAAAGAAATTGTTAAGGCTTTTAATATACATGACGAGTGCAACGAAATACCGTATATAAATGGATATGGGAAACCACAATTTGTTGAACTACATGCTATACGTTCCAAAGCAGTTTGGCTTGATGGAGAATTTACGTATAAAGACAAATAGAGATAAGGAAAATAAATATGAAATATAAGGAGAGATGAAATGGAGATTAACCCAATTCTAACATATACGCCAATACATGACGTAGAATATAAAAATAAATTGGCATGTTTTTATTCAATAAGCAATAGGTTTATAACTAAATTTATGGATGAATCTGATTATGAAAAATGGAGAAAAAAAGAATATGGCAAGTGTAAAGAAGCAAGATATCGTGATGAAAAAAGCATATACGAGTGTTGCTTTTCAATCCGATTGAATCGTACACATCAAGAAGCATTAATTGTTTTGTGCGAAAGTGGGTTGTCAAGGTTAGATTGTTCAATGTTATTGCAAAGGACAGAAAAAGAACGTTTTTGTACTCGATGCAATAAACTGTTATAAAGGAGATATTATGTTTAAAAAAATTCATGAAAATGCAGTAAAGAAACAAGCAGAGCGGAAAGAAACAAAAAGAAAGTTAGATGAAGCAGGAACACCTTATTGTCCTATATGTTTATCCACCTCATTAATTTCAGAGAAAAAAGGGTTTGGATTTGGTAAAGCGGTCGCAGGTGGTTTATTATTAGGACCCTTAGGGTTATTAGCCGGAGGAATAGGCAAGAATAAAATTAAAGTTCATTGCATGAAGTGTAGACATAAGTTTACAATTTGATATAATAGGAGTATAATATAAGTGAGGTGTTGCTATATGGTTGATTTGAATTTTAAAATGCCTGTTCAAATAAGTAAAAACTATGAAGCGTTTAAAACAAAGAACATGGTTATTAAAAATTTAATGATTGAAAAGTTTAAGATAAAAAACTTTACAAATTCAATAAAAGAGATAAAAGAAAACTTTTTATATGTATTAGTGACACAAAAAGTAATAAATCCATATGTGTTTATATTATGGGCAATTGAAAAATATAAATATATAGATGAATTATATATTGCAACATATAGACTTTCATATAAAGCGGCGATAAATCTAAAATATTTAGTTGAATCAAGAACAGTTAAAAAATTAATTATAGTAGCAAATGATAATTATGAAACGCTTATGAAAGATAAAGCCGACATACTTCTAAAACTAGATAAGGAAAATGATAACTTTAAATTGATAAAAAAAAATTCTCATGCAAAAGTAACATTAATTAAAGCAAAAAATGAATATATCGTAATATCTGGCTCAGGTAATTATTCAACAAACCCAAAGATTGAACAATATACTATATTAAAAAATAAAGAGCTATATAATTTTCATAAGGAGTGGATGCTAAATGAAATGGACTGATGAAGTCATAGAAGAAGTTAGAAAAAGACTAGAAAAGTATATTGACGAATCGGAAATACCTATCGTTTCAGAATTTGCTTATTTGTCAAAAATAGGAAGGCAACAACTATATACATTTGCAGAAAAAAATAAATCATTTTCCGACACTATAAAAAGAGGTATAGAAAAAAAAGAAACACAACTAGAACGATTAGGATTATTAAATGTTATAAACCCAAGCGTAGCTATATTCTCGTTAAAGCAATTAGGATGGACTGATAGAAAAGAAATAAGCGTTCCCGAAGATATAAATCTTGTAGTCAAATTCAATGAGGTAATTGATGAAGATTGATGTAACTATAGATAAGAGAATAATAAACGATATATACTTTGAGCATTTGAATAACAACAAAGCTATACAGATATTTTATGGCGGTTCAGCATCAGGGAAAAGCGTATTCTTAGCACAAAGATGTATTTATGATATATGCAATGGTGGCAGAAATTATCTAGTAGTAAGGAATGTACAGAACACAATCAAAAAATCAGTATTCAATGAATTAACTAAAGTAATTATAGAATGGCAGTTGACTAAGTATTTTAAGATTAACAAAACTGATTTAAGTATCACTTGTGTAAATGGTTATCAGATATTATTCGCAGGACTTGATGATGTTGAAAAGATAAAATCTATTACACCAACTAAGGGAATAATAACTGACATATGGGTCGAAGAAGCCACAGAAACAGCCAAGAATGATATTAAGCAATTACAGCGTAGATTGAGAGGACAAACAAGACTTTCAAAAAGAGTAACATTAAGCTTTAATCCTATTCTAAAATCACATTGGATATACCAAACATATTTCAAGAATTGGGACGATAATAAAACAACATACAATGACGAAAGTTTAAGTATACTTAAAACAACCTATAAAGATAACGCATTTTTGACACAGCAAGACATTGATTTACTAGAGAATGAAACAGACAAGTATTATAGAGATGTTTACACTCTAGGAAATTGGGGAGTATTAGGCAATCTTATATTCAAGAATTGGGAAATGAGAGACCTAACCGAAGAAAAATTATTATTCGATAATTATAAGAATGGTTTAGACTTTGGGTTTAGCGCAGATCCCGCTGCATTAGTACGTTCGCATTATGACAGTAAAAGAGGTATTATATATATAACAGAGGAAATGTACGAAAGAGAAATGACCAATGATGTTTTAGCAAAAGAAGTTACAAAGATAATTGGTAGGGAATACATCGTATGCGATAGTGCAGAGCCGAAATCAATCAAGGAGTTACAGCGACTAGGGATTAACGCATTAGGAGCGAAGAAGGGGAAAGACTCTCGTAATTTTGGAATTGATTGGTTACAAAGACAGCAGATAATAATTGATTTGAAATGTCAGAACTTTAAAAATGAGATACAGCAATATAAGTGGAAAGAGGATAGGGATGGGAATGTTTTAAGAGAAGCACTTAAGAAAAATGACCATTTATTAGATGGAACTAGATACGCTTATGAGGACGAAATGACCGGACGAAAAGTAATAGCAATGAAAGCTATAATGTAAGGAGTGATAATATGAGTTTTATGGCAGATATTATACAGAGATTAAAGGTAGGGTCGGTAATGTCAAACATTATTGATGATTTAATTAAAGACCATATGATTAAGAAAGACAAGATGATTGCCAATTATAAAAGGTATCAAGCAAGTAAAGACCCAGATGGAGTCCCTATTTTCAACAGGTCTTTCGAGGATAAGAACAAGATTAACAACAAGGTCAACAATTCATTTGACGCTGATATAATCGATGTAAAAGTCGGCTATATGTTAGGAAACCCAGTTATTTATGAGATAAAAAAAGAGCCTTATATAAAAGATGATGAACTGAATGAATCGGCATATTTAAAAGATATGTCAATAATAGATGATTTTAATATGCGTAATAACATAGCTGATTTAGACAGTGAAACATTAAAAATGGCTTCAATATGTTCTTATTCAGCAAGATTATTATATATGGACATAAAAGCCAAAGCAACCATTATGAATATTGAACCATGGGAAGTAATCTTTATTGATGATGGTTCTTTGGAACTTCCACAATATGCAATGCGATATTACCAAATTACAGATGGAGACGAGAAAAAGACTTATGTTGAATGGTATGATGATAAGAATGTTTATTTCTATATCAGTAGTGGGAAAGATGAAAAGACAGATAAGACCACTTATATCCCTTATGTCGTAGAAGGAGTAACAGAGCAACCGCACATGTTTGATGGGATTCCATTGATTGAGTTCAAGAACAATAAAGAGAGACAGGGTGATTGTGAAAGGGTGTATGCCTTGATAGATGCGTATGACAAAACCTTATCAGATATGAACTCCGAATTAGAACAGTTCAGATTAGCTTATATGGCGTTTTACGGACTTGCACCAGATGAAGAAACAATGAGTTTAGCTAAAAGGACAGGAGCATTTGGACTAACAGATGCAGACTCAAGAGTTGAGTTCATTACTAAAGAGATTAACGATGATGTAATTGAACATCACCTAGACAGAATAGAAAAGAATATTTATAGTTTCGCCAAAAGCGTAAACTTCACAGATGAAGCGTTTGCAGGGAATATCTCCGGCATAGCAATGAAATTTAAAATGTTTGGGTTAGAAAGTAAGTGTATAACCTCCGAGCGTAAATTCAATACAGGGTTAAGGAATATGTACAGATTATTGACTTCAATGTGGAAAATTAAAGAAACTGATATTGATTATACCGATATTAATTTCGTCTGGACAAGAAATTTCCCATTGAACTTGCTTGACGAATCTTTAACATCAATGAATTTTGCCGGAATGATAAGCGACAAGACCAGATTAGGTTTGTTATCCTTTATTGATGAGCCGGATAAGGAAATTGCAGAGATGGAGCGAGAGAATGAGGGTAAAATCGACCTAGAAGGAAATGGGGCTATAGGCGGAGAAAATGCCAATGTGCCACCGACGGGAGAGTAAATTATGAAAGTATATATTATAACATCAGGCAGTTATTCAGATTATACAATCAGACGAGTATTTTTGGATAAAACTAAAGCTGAAAAGTGGGTTAGTTATAATTCGCAATTTGAAGTAAATATAATTGAGGAATTCGATTCTTCTGATGAAACAATTTTCCATTCTGTTACTAAAGTGCTTACATGGCTGTCTAGGTTTAATGGTAAAATAACAAAGGGTTGTTTTATTGAACATATGTCAAGTGAAGAATTAACCGAAAAACCAAGCATTCAATACAGAATAGATCGTATCGGATACGAAGTAGATAACGAATTGGCTATGGTAAGTATTTTATCTGACAATAAACTAAGTGAAGAAGAACTTGAAAAAAAATATACAAAAATATGTTATGACTTGTTAGGGCAGATTGATAATTTGATATTAAACGAAAGCTGGACAATCAAAATGATTAAT